CCGGCGTTGACCGTGTATTGCTCTTCGGCGGTCCAGCTGAATGGGAATGCACGAGCTTTGCTGATCGTGATCGCGTCGTTGCCGACGGTCTGATAAGCTGCGGCTGGGAATGCCATTGCTGCTTCGATGTCTTTTCCTGCGGTGTTGGCAGCGGTTTTGAAAGAACGAACGTTTTGACCAACTGCAACACGATCGACAGAAGCGTCACGAGTTACGGATGGAATGAATCCCACGAGTTCGCGAGATACGACATCCAACGCAGCGTAGGCGTCGGATACTAGGTTTGTGAGGGTGTTAGGCATATTGTTATTTGATTAGAGATTGAGATTGATTACTTGATCTTTCCGCCTTCTTTGATGAACGACATCCGCTTGTGCGGGGTCATTGCATTGAATGCTTCAAGAGTCATTGATTTGATGGATTCGCCATCGTCATCGTTGAGATTAACGGCTTGTGGATGTCCGTTTTGTGCGAGGAGTTCAGCTGCTTTGATCGCTGCCTTCTCGTCGACCGATTGAATTTCTGCTTTCAGGTTTGCGATCTCCAGATCCTTACCTTCGACCAATGCTTCGATCTCGGTGATCTTAGCTTGTGCCTCGATCAGATTGCTTGAGACGATCGCGTGATCTTGGATGGATGTTTGAAGCTCAGAGATTTGATCTTGTGCTGATTTGAGTTCGGCACGGATCGAGTCGGCTTCCTGAATTGCGGCTTCGATCTGTTCGATTTGATCGTTGTTTGGGAATAGTTTTGCGAGAATGCTCATATTGTTCTTTGCGCTGGTGTCAAATTTTACGATCTCATCGGCGAACTTACGATCGACCGCTTCCTTCGCGCCCATCCATGTTTCCTTCTTCATTAGCTCCCGCATTTCTTCGGGTTCTGCTCCGGTCCGGTTGGCATAGATAATCGAGATTTCCTCCGAGATTTCTTCAAGATTCTTGGCTGCTCTTGCGTGGTCTTCACTGTCGCCAGATACGGTCTGAGATGCTTCGTGAATCATGATGCGACCGCCTTCGACGATCTTGACCTTGTTGGCTGCCATGAGAATAACGCTGCCCATCGAGGCTGCTAGCGTGTTGACCGTGGCGATCACCTCAACTCCGCGGCTGCGCATCTGCATCAGCGAGTTGTAAATCCGATAACCATCGAGGACGCTGCCGCCGGGCGAGTTGATCTCGATCTCAAGAGTTTCGAGTGCGTCGTCGGCTGAACATTGAAATCCTCCGATTGTCAGGTTTTCGACGACTGCTTGGTTGCCGTATTGCTTCTCGATCTCTCCGATCAAATCGTCAGCGCTCCAAGGCGTGACTGCGTCGTTGAGCTTGACCTTGCCGATTTTGTTGTTGATTTGGATCTGCATCTTACTCTCACTTTCGGTGTCAATTTGTCGGCTCTTTTCGTTAGCCCATGATTGCCCAGCATCTCCGCCCCACAAAGCCCATGCGATCCTGCCGGCTGACGGGTATCCTTCCTCTCCTGGCGAAAATCCCTGCCCTTCCTTGTCGACCTCGTGCCTCGCGAAATAGCTGACCATTCGACTGATCGTGTCAGGAGATAAGTTCCTGCGGTTGCTGATGTCTCTGGCTCTGGCGACTCCGACTTCGGTTCCGCCTCGGTTATATTCCTCGCGCCATGCAAGACCTCGGCTCGCCTCTTCAGCCATCGCCTCAGTTGGTTTGAAATCAATCGGCATTTGTTTGCTGTGCTGTTTGTGCGTTGTCTGGATCCGGCTGATCGTTCGGTGTCATCATCGCGATTTCTCGCGCATCGATTTTCACGCCGTATTTATCCTCGATCTCCTTGACGATAATCTGCCTTAATGCAGCTTCTTCTGCCTTTGCTCTTACAACGTCGCTGTATTTCTTGCCCATCGCTGCTGTGATGTCTCCGGCAGACTTAAAGCCTAGCTTGTATGCCGACTCGAGTTCCTTCATCACGCGGCCGTCATCGATCGTTAGCTTCGGCGGTGTCGAAAACTCCCACTTATACCAGTCAGCAGACTGCGGTAGGTCGCCGCGCTTCTGTGCTTTCGCGACCGCGTAGGACACGATGCGACGTGCTGCGTAGAAAAGTAGATCCTGCCGGTCCTCAATCGCACGTTGCGCCATTGCAATCTCGGTGCGCTGTGCCGTGCCGCCGCCGGCGCCGTGGCCGTTGTAAAAAGCATATGGCCAGTTCAATCCGGCATACGCAGATTTGAGAAGTCGATCGTGGAAGTCCAAGAACGGATTGCCCGGTCGGTTGTTGACTAGCGTCTCGATCTTGCCGCCGCTGTTCGATTTGAAATAACGAACCGTGCCGCCGTCCATGCTCTCGACGACCATGCCCTTGTTCGCGCTCTCGCAGTTGCCGAGGAGCATATTCCGAGGATCTTCGGTGTCGGCGCCGCCTGTATCGTTGTATTCGATGAGACTGATGCTGCTCATCTGCATCATCGCCAAGCGTTCCCACTCGGTAGATTGGATGATGTCCCGGCAGTCGTTGATGCAATGAGTGAGCGCGGTCAATCCGCGTCCCTGATACTGCCACTCCGGATCGTAAAGGTGGATGATATTGGCAGCCGGTATCCACTCAGAAAGCATCCCTTGCTTGTCGCAGAATGCGTATTCTTTTGGGGTTCCGCTGGCAAGATAGATGATGCCGTCCTTCAACTCTCCACCTCTCATCGGGCCGTCTCTCATGCCCTTCGGCGTTGCGATCCGGTGTGATGGTATTCCCTGATAAAGCGGGAAGCCGTTCTTGGTTTCCGTCATCAAGATGAAAATCTCGCCGTCAACGTCAATCGCGCTCGACCATGTGAAAAGGTTGGTCTTGAAATCGTGCATCCCTCCTCGGGTGTCACCGATCGGATAAAAGGTTTCATTCAGCCATTGCGTCGCAACAATCCCAAACTCCGTGTCTTGTCCTTTGAACTCCGGCATGAAGGCGCGGCCGACGGAATACATCGAACGCTGATTGATCGCGTTCTTGATCGGTCCGAAGTTAATATAGATGCGTCGAGCTTGGCTCTGTAAATTGACACGATCCGCTTCTGGAATAAGGTCAGAAATGTCTTTTTTCTCAATCGGCTCCCACGGTCTATGATTGCCGCTCAAATACTGAGAATTAGCGGCTGCTCTGGCTGCCTTGTATTGGATAGAGTTGCCGTATTGATCGAGGATTGCCATTTACTAGACTAGCGTGTCAAAACCTGCCGTATGTCCGAGTCGTATAGGGGACAAGTCCAAGGTCAATATAGCTGATGGATTTGCTCATCGCTTCCATTGTTTCAGGCACCGACAAGCCGACTTGCTTGCCCATGCTCACGCCGTTCTTCGTTGCGCTCGTCACTTTATCCAGACCGCCTTCTGAGATGCTGGCAATCAGTAAATCATTGTATCTCTTGCGTAGCAAGTTCGCGAATTGAACATTCTTCAATCCTTGATTTCCCCAAAGTTTCGACACGCTATCAACTCCCATTCTTTAGCTCGTCTTGTCAAAGTTCAAATCCTTGGATCAGTTGTAGGTTAAGAGCCAAGACGATCTGCATCGCCTCGCAGTCCCATGCGTGGTTATTCTGACGCGTCTTGACCCAGCGATACTCGACCTGCTTCGTCTTGCTGTTCGTCACTTCTCGCTTCGTCTCCGCGTCGATCTGCTTGAGGTATTCGGGTGAGACGTCATCGGGTAGCAGCCACAATCCTGACTTGCCGGTCCGGTGAGCATAGAGAATATCTTTGATCCGATCACTCGACCAATGCGCGAACCGGCAGGTGCTGCCATTCGATGCGCTCGCAGTTGAGAATCTCTGATATGGTCGCAGCTTGGTTTTGCCGTCCTTTGTCGCCCAAGGAAAACTGTCACGCGCCGATCCTTTAAACGCGGTCCAGTTGCGCTTGGCGCAGATCGAATAGACCATATCGCTGGCAAATCCCGAGTCCATCACGATCATCGTCGGTGAGACGCTGTATCGCTTAGCCAGTTCGTCGGCTTGGTCGATCGTCTCGAGCCTGCCGAAGAACAGTTTCATGCTTTCGCCATTCGGTTTCCATGCCCGGATGACTACCCAGAAATGGTCCGCCTGAACGTCGATCGTCATGAA